CGTCAACCCGGTCGTGTTCATCATGGAGGACGTCGAGTTCTTCAAGCGGTTCCCCGACGGGGTGCCGACCTACGTCAACCGGGGCAAGATCTTCGAGACGAGCTACTGCATCGTCCACCTCGACGGTCCGCACGATTCGACGGCCGTCAACACGGAGTTCGACTTCTTCGGCCCGAGGATGGTCAAGGGGGCGATGCTCGTCTGCGACGACACGAACCTCTACGACCACTGGGGCAGGAGCCACCCGCACATCGAGGCGGGCGGGTTCAAGCTCGTAGAGAAGGGCCAGCGAAAGAGCGTGTACCAGAAGCAATGAGCGACGAGCCGTTCAGACTGACAGTGAGGATAGAGGCCCAGACGATCGACGGAGTCGTCGAACTCATGGACGCGGTTAGAAACTATCTCAACGTGACCGCAGACCACCGCCACGACGTGAAGTTCGACGGCCCGTGGTACCCGCGCCGGAAGGACAGCTGGCTGTCGAGCTCGACGGAGGTGTCGTACCCCTGCTCGTTGGACTACCAGCTCTGGGTGCCGAAGCGGGCCCGGGGGATAGGCAGGGACGCGACGATCTACAGGCTTCCCAGCGGATTCACGCGCAGCTGATGCCGGTGTTCTATGTCGAAGGATTCGAACCCCCGAACGGAGCCTGCTGCTTCAAGGACTGGGCCGTCTGCGAGACCCGGCCGGGACGATCCACGCGGCTCCACACCATCTGGGTCATGTGCGACAGGCACGGCAGGCAGCACGTCGACTTCTACAGCCGACGAAGAGCCCCCCGCCTGGGCGGTCGCCAAGGCGGCCCGGATGCTACGGGAATCCGGGATGTCGAACGCGCACGTTAACCAGCTCGCCTGGATCGTCGCCGGGGACCGACCGGACGCCCGGAGATATTGGGACATAGTGGGCACCGGCGACAACGAGTGAATTTTTTTTTAAGTTTACTTCGACGCCGCTGCCGGGTATAATGGCCACTCTAAAACCGGAGGCCCAAATGGCAGAGGAGAAGCTTACCCAACAGAAGGCCCGAGACCTCGGAATCCGCGAGGGGGCCACCCACTTCAACGCCATCATATTCATCCCTCGGCAGAAGGAGGCAGGATACCGCGGCTACGATCGCGGGTACGACTTTCCCAACCTCGACGACGCCTGCAAGTGGGCGCTGGCGAGGTTTCAGGAGCTGACGCAGGAGGGGGTGAACCCCCGCTCGATCATGGTGTCCGCCGTGAAGGGCGAGGCCTCCGCGCTGGTACGGACCTACGTCCCCGACCGGGGATGGACGGTGGTCCGGCTTTAACGGTTTGCAACACAGAGAGAAGGAGACATTGATGTATAGACAGGGCGACGTACTGGTGATCCCAGTAAAGTCCATCCCCAAGGAGGCGGCCACGCAGGTCCCCTCCGAGAAGGGCAGGGTGGTGCTGGCCCACGGCGAGGCCACCGGCCATCACCACAGCCTGCTTGACCGCCACGTGGTCATGTTCCGCGACGACGGCATGGCCCGGGCCTTCATCAAGGTGGAGAAGGACACCCCCCTTGAGCACCAGGAGCACGATCCCATCAACATCCCGAAGGGGACGTATGAGGTCAGGCGCCAGGTGGAGGCCGACCCGTTCACGCAGCAGGCGCGGGCGGTGGCCGACTGATGGCTGAGGAGCGGCAGAAGCCACTCCGCGTGAGACCGGAGGCGCCCGAGCTACGGGCGCCCCGGGACCTCACCAAGGAGGAACAGCAGGAGTTCGTCGATCTCTGGCGAAGTCGCTGTGCGGCCCTGGCCAGGCCCGAGGACGCCGAGGAGGCGCTCCCGAGAGCGAGGAGCGTGTTCGGTCGGCGGTGCCCCATAGTGTTTTGTTGGAGTCCCCTCGCGGCGCTGATGACGATAGCCGTCCAGTCCGCGACGCTGAACCAGTCGACGTCGGAGAGCCTGACGGGCGCCGACGAGATCGACCTCATCCTCGACGCGGTCGACGAGTTCATGACCAACGCGTCGGGCATCGCGATCCAGAAGGACTACGCCAACTTCCAGGAGAAGGTGCTCCGGCCCGAACCCCTCGACGTCTACGACACGCTCGACGGGCTCAACCCGACGACCAACTACGAGGAGATAATCAGCCAGGCGAAGACCTACGCCCAGATCGCGTTCCACAACGTCAAGTCGATCTACGGCAAGGTGCAGATCGCCACGGCGAGCCACCCCGTCGAGTCCGTCGACGACCTCATCAAGGCGATGAAGGAGGGCAAGCTCGACCGCTGGCTCGTCGCGCTCCTCGAGCACGGCTGGATGGACGACGCGTGGAACAAGTGCAAGGAGTACGGCAGGTGCTGCCGCCTCCACGTCCTCGCCGAGCTGGGTGCGCCGATGCAGTCCTTCGTCAAGGACTACCTCGAGCTGTCCAGCCGGGTCGCGGCGATGTGGCTCGTGAACGGGACGTGGTACCTGATCGCGAACCCGAGCGTGGTGCGGTTCGACGACAGGAACCGCTTCCACTCCGTCGACAGGCCCGCGATCGAGTGGCACGACGGCACGGACCTGTACTTCATCGGCGGCGTCCAGGTGCCCAGGCAGATCGTCCTGAGCCCGAAGCGCTACATCACGATGGACAAGATCGCCGAGCAGGAGAACCTCGAGCTCCGACGCATCATGATCGAGCGCTACGGCGAGTACGGCCTGGCCTCGTACCTTGAGGCGGTGGGCGCCGAGGAGATCGCCAAGGACGACTGGGGCGTGCTGTACCGGTGGCAGGAGGAGGCGGGCAACGGCAGGAACATGGACATCTGGGCCGTGCTCGTGACCAACTCCACCAGGGAACCCGACGGGACGTACAAGAAGTACGCCCTCAAGGTCGACCCGCAGTGCCGGCCCATGACCCAGGTGAGGGGCAGGAACGGCCAGATCGAGACGAGGTTCGGCAGCATCCAGAACCGGACCCCGCTCAACGCCATCGCGTCCACCTTCGGCATGACCGGCAAGGAGTACGCCGAGATCAAGAGGCAGACGTGAGCAGCGACGCGTACAGGGCGAAGGACTGCGAGTTCCGGAAGAACCAGATCCAGTCGGTCAGGAACCGGACCCGGGTCCTCGCCAGCAACATAGCCATCAGGGCGGCGGTGACGAAGAGGAACCGCCGCTCCGCGATCACGCTCGCCAAGGTGGGGTGCTATGAACCCAATAAAGATCGCTAGGCACGGCTTCTTCATCGGCTGGGCCCTCCTTGCCGTGTGGCTCGGGGAGCCCGCCCTCGCCATCGGTCTCGCCGTCCTGTTCGGCCTCTCGATCTTCGACGGGCGGAGCCACGCATGAGCAGGGAGACCAACGGCGGCTACAACGAGAGCCACAAGCGCCGGTTCGTGGAGATGCTCGACCGCCGCGAGAAGGTCCGCAAGCTCGCCCGGCAGGGGGTCTCCCGCCAGGGCATCAGGGAGCGGACCGGGTACGAGCTCGAGAGGATCAACATATTCCTCTACGACGACGAGAGGTTCTTCGCCCACATCGAGAACGAGAGGCTGCGGGAGAGGGACCGGAGGAGCGGGGGACGGCGGTCGCGTAGGTGATGAAGGAATACAGCTTTCGTTTTTGGCTTTTCATGTTGTCGAGAGAGCCCCGTCTACAGCTGGCCTTGCTCGCAATTTTGATTGGCCTGGCGCTGTTAGTGTGGGTATCCCTGTGAGGGAACAGATCATACGCTGCGACGGCTGTGAAAAGATCAAAGACGGGCGCGTGAAGGAGGACTGGGCCACGGTCGAGCTCGTCGCCCACGGCGTCGGCATCAACACGTCGACCGATCCGATGGTCAGCAATCGAAGGACGGTCATACATAAGGACTACTGCCGGACCTGTTGGGACAAGGTGGAGGAGTTCCTCTCCACGCGCTTCAATGGGTAACCTCACCAGCGGGATCCCGAAGCAGTGCGCCCACGGCTGGCCGATCGCGGCCTCCCGCGACTGCCCCCTCTGCCAGCCTCCCGACATCCCGCAGGACTTCTTTCCCTTCCACCTCGGGGCAAAGCTCCCGCCGCGCATCAAGCCGTTCCGCGAGCCCCGCACGCTCGAGTCGGCGCGGATGGACTTCGTCGACTTCCTCATGAGCCACACGCTGATGACCCGCGAGGCCGCCGTGCACTGCATGCAGCTGATCGAACACATCGTCGAGGAGAAGAAAAGATGAGCGTGCTTCCCAGCTTCTACATCGTCTCGGATACGCTCGACGCCCACCGGCAGAACCTCTTCCAGTGGATAGAGGCGGAGGCGCACAGGATCGCCGCCCAGAAGGGGCAGGACTGGCAGTCGCTGGGGTTCGGGCCGCGGTACAGGTACATCCGGATCGCATCGAACCGCGTGAGGCGCCGGCTGAGGCGCAGGATGGACCAGAGGTCGGAGGCCATCCGGGACTGCCTGAACGCCGTCTCCCGGGTCCGGGACCGGATCCAGACGGAGCGACGCGGCGCCGACCAGCACTTCGTCGACGAGGTGTGCAAAGAAGTCTACAGCGAGCTATGGAACATGATGAACGAGGGGGAGACGGCCGTGAAGGACGTCGGGCCGCTTCCCGAGGGCACCAACAGCGCCAGGGCGAGGGAGATGGAGTTCAACTTCCTGAAGGACAACTCGTTCGCGACGCGGGAGGTAATGATGGGCGACCTCCCGCCCATGGTCGCCAAGGCGCTCGCAGAGGGTCGCTGGGAGCAGGGACCGCCGGAAAAGGATTGACCCGCGACCGCCGCGCAGGCGTATAACTATGCGGTGTCCGCCGAACCGAGAAGCTACCGCCAGATCCTGAGGCGCGCCCGCGCCGGCCTCGCCTCCCAGGACGTCGCCGCGATGTACATCAACGCGATGGCCTCCGAGCTGGGCATCCCCAGCCGCACAGTCAGCAAGGCCAAGTACGGACAGAAGAAGTCCGACCTGCTCGTGCGCGTAGGTACGGTGGAGGTCGCCTTCGAGGTGAAGGGAGTCTCCTCGTTCCTGCGCCCGCTCCCCTTCTTCGACAAGTCCGTCCGCCGCAGGTCCGTCCCCGACGAGGTGGAGGAGGTCGCCGAGGCGTACATCGAGTCGCTCAGCTGGCGGGACGGGGGCGTGCTCAAGAGGATCATGCTCGCCGAGGGCTACCCCCTCACCTTCCTGGGCATGCTCGACTTTTTCCGTGATAAGACGCCCGACCCGACGATCGGGCTCGCCGAGGATCCGGGCTCTCCCAGCTCGGGGAAGCTACCCCGGGCGCTGAAGACGAGCCGGCCCGAGGTCCTTCACCGCTCCAGGCTCGTCGTCCTCGACCACTTCAGGAAGTCGGGCGACAGCTACTTCGTCGTGCACCAGAAGGCCGACGACGACGTCCGGGTGTTCCATACCGGCCACGGGCGGAACGACCTCCGTGCGCCCCCGCTGCCCCGCTTCAGGGAGGTCCACCTCGAGACCTACGGGGGAGCGTCCAAGGGGGCCACCCGCGTGGCGTTTAAGATTAACTTCTAGTGTGCTTTCGCCCCTAGGGGGCCAAAACGGGGTACGATTTAATCTGCCTAAATACGGGTCGACATGGCTCCTCCCAACAAAAACAAGCAGAAGAGCTTCGCAGAGCCTTCCGACGACGAGGGCGGCGAAGAGATCGCCCTGATCGCCCCCAAGGGCGCGTTCGACGACGACGAGACCCGCGAGGGTCAGCCGCCCGACGACGAGAACTACAACCCCGGACCCACCGCGGACACCGGCTCACCCAGGTCCGTCATGGACATGAACCCCCGGATGGAGGGGATCTGGGCGAGGCTGAGGAGAGCCCTGTGGGAGTGAAGGCCAGGAAGGCGGTCCTCAGGGACGGCGGCAGCCTGGAGGAGTTCGAGTTCGCCCCGAAGCCCGTCAAGCACAGGAAGGCCCCGCCCAAGAAAGCGGAATCGGCGAAGATAAATAAGCCCAAGAAAGAAGAGGCTCCCGAGCCCCGCGACGCGATCGAACGGTCGCTCGCCCTGAAGAGCTCGGAGTATGCCCGAACAATGGTAAGAAGGGGGAAGTAGATGCCGCTCTGGTCCAACGTAGATGAGGCGAACGGCCGACCTAAGTACGCGAACAACGCCAACGTCTACGGCGTCGACGCGACGGAGGCCGGGCTCCACGGCAAGACCGTTTCCCCGGGCTGGGTCCAGGTGACCTACGGCACCGGCCAGGTGACCGGGCTGACCGTCTCCGCGGGAGGCTCCGCCTACACGAACTCCGACGTCGTCACCGTCGACGGCAACGGCCTGTCCGGCGTGGTCAACGCCACCGCCAACGTTAGGACGACCAACAGCGCGAACATCGCGGGCAACGTCGCCGTGACCTCGGGCGAGGCCAACGTCGTCGGCACGGGCACGGACTTCACCGCCCGCTTCGCCAACGGCGACGGCATCTTCGTCTACTCCAACTCCACGGCCTTCACGACCAAGAAGATCAACCGGGTCGTCAACGGCACGTTCCTCAACATCACGACCACCTGGGCCTTCACCAACGCCGAGACCAAGGCGGGCGAGTGGGGCATCATCAACGAGGTGATCGTCAACCCCGACACCGCCGGCGGCTCGGGCTCGGGCTTCCGCAACCTGACGACGACCAACGTCTCGATCACGACGACGGACGGCCAGCTGGCCACCCTCGTCCCGGTCCTGGGCGGCCGGGCGGGCAGGAAGTCGTGGGAGAACATGGTGTTCATCAACGGCATGACGGGCGACGCCGAGGACACCGAGTTCCCGGACAGCTAATCCCACTTCATCATTAGGAGCAATCCATGGCCTCTAGAAAGATCTCCGAGCTGACGGCGGCTACCGCCCTCGCGGCGGCGGACTACATCCCGTTCGTCGTCGCCTCGGGTCCCACCACCCAGAGGATCACGATCGCGAACTTCTGCAATAACATCCCCTGCAACACCCTGTTCTCGGCCAACGTCACGACCCAGCAGAGGCTCGTGGCCAACGTCGTCACCGCCTCTGGCAACGTCGACATCAACACGGCCAACTACCTCAACAGCAACAACCTGATCATCAAGAAGACCACCACCCCGTCGGGCACCACCGATGTGCCGGGCTCGGGCACGGTGGGTCTCATCTGGTCGGACGGCTCCTTCATCTACTGTCAGGCCAACGCGACCCACATCAAGCGGGTGGCGATCTCGACCTGGTAGTAGCTTGATTATTTGTGATGGAAAATTTGACGGACGACAACTTCTTTCTCTTCGCCGCGAAGTACTACGATAACCCGGGCTGCTACAGCATGGAGGAGTTTCAGGACGACCTGAACCACTTCCGCTACCTGAAGCGCCTGTTCAACAAGTACGCAGAGGGCGGGGAGCTCAAGGAGCGACTGATCCTCAACCACATCACCGTGATCTACAACGTATTCGGCCCGCAGGCGGCGACCAGGATGCTGTTCCTGAAGCTCAAGGGCCAGTGGCACTACCTCAAGCCCTTCCTCGTCTTCCTCAGCTACATGCCGGAGGTCGTGAAGGGCGTGGACGGCAAGGACATAAGGAACAGCGACGTCGGCCTCGACCCCGGCATCGTCAATGCGCTGAGGAAGATATGAAGACGTTCAAGGAATTCATCTCGGAAAGCCCCCTTATCCACATCAGGAAGTTCGTGGCCCCCAAGGAGAGACGCATCCGGAGTCTCCAGGTTGACCGGAAAGCGTCCCAGACCGTCTGCGGCGCGCCGGTCACGGACAGGGACTGGACCAAGGAAGACCTGAAAAGGTGGCGCAAGAACCCCACGGGCCAGTGGAACGTCTGTGAGCGATGCCAGAGCCTCCTCAAGGAGGACGCACCCACCATGTCCGCCGGTTCCGGCGCAGTAGCGGGCCTCGGCGTAGAGCCCAACCCGGAGCCGCCCAAGAAGAAGCGAAAGAAGAGCCTCATCCAATGCTAGCATTTCTCGGTACCGCCCTCGGTCTCGCGAAGACCAAGACGGGCATCTCCGTCATCGGCGTAGCGGTGGTCGGTTTGATGGCCTTCGCCATCTGGAGCTACCACAGCCACCAGGCCAAGACGATCGGCAAGCTCAACGAGCGGGTCGCCGTCCTGACCAAGGAGAACCAGACCCTCACCATCTCGAACGACACCCTCGCGACCTACGTGGACGACCTGAGGAGGAACTTCGAGATCCAGGTGGACACCATATCTGACTTCTGGAGGCAGATGGTCGACCTCGGCGTCCCCGAGGCCAAGATCCGCAGGCTGATCGACGAGACCAACGTCGACGACCTGCAGAAGGACATCAAGGACATCGAGGCCGCGGTCAACGCGATCCAGGCGGACATCAAGGACTGCACGGAGGCCGCCGCGAACGGCAGGCCGCCCAAGCCGGGGAACAAGGTATGCGGGTAGCTCTCATAGCGCTACTGTCGCTACTCCTCCTCGCCGGCTGCAAGGAGAAGCCCAGGATCCACGTCGTCTCCAAGGAGATCAAGCCCCTCCTCCACGTCCAGGACCCCGAGGAGCTCCGCCTCGGCGACATCAAGTGGTACGTCATCACGGAGAGGAACTTCCAGCAGACCGTAGACCGGCTCAGGGCCGAGGGCACCAAGCCCTACTTCTTCGCGATCACCGAGGACGGCTACCGCGAGCTCAGGTCCAACGACGCCAAGATCATGAAGTACATCCGCCAGCAGCGGGCCGTCATAATTGCTTACCGCCGCTATTATGATGGTTCCGGAAACGTTCTGGAATCTCTAAGTCGCCATGGACAAAAAAAGAAGCACAAAAAATAGGTGAGTTCACCTAATTAAACGCATAGCAGGCTCTCCCCAGGTCGGCGACAAATGGCCAACTTAAGGAGAGTACCATGGTTAGACTATTCGTCTTTTGTTTCATCATCGGCATGTTTCTCATGACCGGGCCCGCATACTAAAAATAAGTTTGACTTCCTTTCCGGCGCCCGTGTACCCAGAAGCCATCGAGCCTGGATGGGCAGATGGAAACCAGTTGGATAGACGAGAAGTTCGTACGCCTGTTGGCGCCGCGCCTGGAGGGGTTCAAGGTCAAGCAGACCAACCCCCTCGTCGCGAACTGCAGGTGCCCCTTTTGCGGTGACAGCAAAAAGAGCCGCAGCAAGGCCCGCGGCTTCTTCTTCCGGTACAAGGGCGGGTTCCGCTTCAAGTGCCACAACTGCGGCAAGTCCTCCTCCATAAAGTCCGTCCTGTACGAGCTCGACCAGTCGCTGTGGAGGGAGTACAAGCTCGAGCTCATGAAGGAAAACGGAACAGGACGACTCCACGTCGCCCACCGGGGCTCCGACCCCGCAGACGAGGCCCCCCAGAAGCCCGCAGGCGACCCGCCAGGCCCGGTCGTCCGTGGAACCCAGACCCTCCTGGAGCTGGGACCCGACCACCCGGCCGTGAAGTACGTGGCGCTGAGGGGCATCCCCCCTCGGAGGGCCAAGGACATCCTCTACGTCGACCGGTTCTTCGCCTGGGTCAACGGGATCATCCCCGGGAAGTTCAGCGACAGGAGCCTCGAGAGGGACCACGGCCGGATCGTCTTCATGTTCAAGGACCGGACGGGGAAGATCTACGGGTTCACGGGCCGGTCCGTCAACAACGAGGAGCCCCGCTACGTCGCGATCAAGGTCGCCGACCACCCCAAGGCGTTCGGCATGGAGTCGGTCGACTGGACCAGGCCGGTCTACATCGTCGAGGGGCCCATCGACAGCCTGTTTCTGGAGAACGCCGTGGCGATGGGCGGTTCCGACGCGGACATGTCCATGTTCGACCCGTCCAAGGACGTCGTCGTGTTCGACAACGAGCCCCGGAACGAACAGATCGTCAAGAAGATGGCCTCGCTGATCGAGAAGGGGTGGCGGGTCGTGATATGGCCCGACGGCCTCAACCAAAAAGACATTAACGACATGTATCTCGCGGGACTCGATCCGGGCCGCATAATTAGCGAGAACACGTTCCAGGGACCCCGCGCCCGGGTCCGCCTCCACGCATGGAAGAAGACAGCATGAAGACGTTCATTGGCAAGGTGGACAGGGACGGCAAGGACCTCGTCCTCGTATTCCCCAAGCAGCTCCTCCGCTCCCTCAACCTCCAGGAGGGCGAGTTCCTCCAGTGGGACCTGAGGGAGGACGGCTCCGTCATGATGACCAGGGCTGGCCAGAAGCCCAAGCCCGACTCCGCTTAACTTTTTTTATCACAAGGAAAAGAAGAATGCCGAACGCGCTCGCACGCGAAGAGAAGCCCGTGTCCCAACTCCCCTCCAACTACCAGCAGTTCATCCACCTGAGCCGGTACTCCCGCTTCATGTGGGAGCAGGGCCGCCGGGAGACGTGGGCGGAGACCGTCCAGAGGTACGTGGACTTCTTCTACGAGCACCTGCGGGAGACGACCAAGTGGAGGGCCGACAAGGCGACGATGGAGGAGATCGCGTCCGCCATCTACGGCCTGCAGGTCATGCCCTCGATGCGGTGCATGATGACCGCGGGCGAGGCCCTCAAGAGGGAGAACGTCGCCGGATACAACTGCTCCTTCGTCGCCGTCAACCGGGTCCAGGCGTTCGACGAGATCCTCTACATCCTGATGAACGGGACGGGGGTCGGCTTCTCCGTCGAGAGGCAGCACGTCCGCCACCTCCCCACCGTGGCCGAGGAGTTCTTCCCCAGCGACATCACCATCCTCGTCCAGGACTCCAAGCTCGGCTGGGCGAAGGCGTTCAAGGAGGTGGTGTCCCTCCTCTACCAGGGCCAGGTGCCGAAGTGGGACCTGAGCAGGGTCAGGCCCGCGGGCTCGCCCCTCAAGACGTTCGGCGGACGGGCCTCGGGACCGGAGCCCCTCGACAAGCTCTTCCGCTTCAGCGTCGACCTGTTCAAGCGGGCGGCGGGCAGGAAGCTCTCCTCCCTCGAGTGCCACGACCTCGTCTGCATGATCGCCGACGTCATCGTCGTCGGCGGCGTCAGGAGGTCCGCCCTCATCAGCCTCTCGAACCTGTCAGACGACAGGATGCGGTCGGCCAAGTCGGGACAGTGGTGGACGGACACCCCGTACAGGAGGCTCGCCAACAACTCCGCCGCCTACACGGAGAAGCCCGAGATCGGCGTCTTCATGGACGAGTGGAAGAGCCTCTACGAGTCCAAGTCGGGGGAGCGCGGCATCTTCAACCGCGAGGCCGCCCAGAAGCACATCAGGGCCCTCGAGACGGGAAGGGACGCCGACCACGAGTTCGGCACCAACCCCTGCGGCGAGATCCTGCTCAGGGACCGTGAGTTCTGCAACCTGTCCGAGGTCGTGATCCGGCCGACCGACGGGCTCCACGAGCTCGAGCGCAAGGTCAGGCTGGCGACGATCATCGGCACATGGCAGTCGACCCTGACCGACTTCAAGTACATCTCCAAGAAGTGGAGGGACAACTGCGAGGAGGAGAGGCTGCTCGGCGTCTCCCTCACGGGCATCATGGACAGCCGCTACATGAGCGAGAACCGCCCCGAGCTGGTCCCCGTGCTCCACGAGCTCAGGAAGACGGCCCACGAGACGAACCAGGAGTGGGCGAAGAAGCTCGGCGTGCCGGCGTCAAAGGCCGTCACCTGCATCAAGCCGTCGGGCACCGTGTCCCAGCTCGTCGACACGGGCTCGGGCATCCACCCCCGCCACAGCCGCCACTACGTCAGGCGGGTGAGGGCCGACGTCAAGGACCCGCTCGCGAAGATGATGGTCGACCAGGGCTTCAAGCACCAGCCCGACGTCATGGCCCCAGAGCACACCCTCGTGTTCGAGTTCCCGATCAAGACGAGCGGGGACGCGGTGTTCAGGGACGACATGACCGCGGTGGAGCACCTCGAGCTGTGGAGGACCTACCGGAACCACTGGTGCGACCACAACCCGTCGATCACGGTCACGGTGAGGGAGCACGAGTGGATGGAGGTCGGCGCCTGGGTGTACAAGCACTTCGACGAGATGACCGGCGTCAGCTTCCTCCCCCACAGCGACCACGTCTACCAGCAGGCCCCCTACGAGGAGATCGACGAGGCGACCTACAACAGGATGCTCGCCGAGCAGCCCGTCGTCGACTGGCTCAAGCTGACGGACTACGAGAAGACGGACAACACGATCGGCTCGCAGGAGCTGGCGTGCTCGGCCAACACGGGCTGCGAGATCGTCTGATGTGGAAGATTTACATCGAGCACTGGTCGCACACCGACTACAGCTTCCTCGTCAACAACGAGCTGGGTTGGGTGTCGGACGATCAGAGATACTACGAGTTCGACGACAGGGATAAGTACTCGCGCATGCTCAAGTATCTCCACCCCCAGCCGGAGGACCTCTTCTCCGGCTATGAACTACAAGGCACCGGATACGACCCCGGCGCCTGCGGGTACGAGCTACAGGGCAGGGCGAGCAAGCCCAAGATGAACCACTGCCCGTACTGCGGGTGGTTCGAGTGTCGCTGCGACCAGGCGGCGGGAAAGGTTGGCGATGAGAAACACCCTCCAGTACCCGATAAGAAGGGCTGAGGTCAACCACCTCCTCAGGCGGTGGTACAAGTACGCCGAGGAGTCGGGCGAGATCGGCTCCCTCGACCTGATGATCATCAGGAAGCTGATGTACATGATGGGCCACATCGAGCTGTGGGAGAAGCACTTCGCCTGGGACGAGCACTTCCAGTCGACCGAGTCCGTGAGGGAAGAGCTCAGGGCCAGCCTCGCCAGCGAGGCCAACACGGGCTGCCCCACCTGTACGGACTACACCTGCTCGAAGCACAACGTGTGCAAGGCGTGCGGCTACAGGTGCGACGAGCACGGCCGCATGGAGCCGGGCGGAGAGAGGGGCGAGACAATGGAGTGGGTGCCGAATGACGACGAGTGATGTTCGATGGTAGAAGTGGAGTTCAGACTGATGAGACTGTTCCAACTGGGTGAGTTCACCCTCCACGGGGGCGACAAGAGCTTCTTCAAGATAGACTGCGACGCCCTCAGCGACGCGGACTGGGAGTGCCTGGCGTACATGATCGCCGTCAAGAGCGCCCCCTTCCGAGACGTCGTCGGGATCCCGCGGGGCGGAACCAAGCTCGCCCACGCGATGGCCAAGTACGCGACGCCGGACAACGACGGCCTGCCCGTCCTCGTCGTCGACGACGTCTGGACGACGGGCGGCTCGATGAAGAACGCCCTCGGCCCGGACAACATCGGCTGGGTAGTCTTCGCCCGCAACCCCATCGACGACCGGAGGGTGAACGCCCTGTTCACGATGGGCCGATGAGGGAGACTCTGTCGCTGATAGGGTTCTTCTTCTTCCTGTTCGTCGTGCTGCCCAACCTCCACTCGCCCGAGAAGCTGGGCGAGTGGGTGGCCGCCTTCATCAAGCCCATTGCCCTCGCGATAGGCCTCTGACCCGGAGGGGCCTAAATAGGCCCATGCGTTGCGTCGGCATCGATTACTCGATGACCTCGCCGGCTATGTGCATCTGGGATGGCGATGGTCCGCCGGAGTTCGTCGGGTGCGAAGTTCACTTCCTCACTGACCTGAAGAAGTGCGTCGGATTCTATTCCAATATGTCCGGCTGGCAGATGCCCGAGTGGTCGACCCCCGAGGAGCGGTTCGACCTCATCAGCGACGCCTTCCTCCGCCACCTGCGGGAATCCGACCGGGTCGTCCTCGAGGGCTACGCCTTCGCCGCCAAGGGCCAGGTCTACCAGATCGGCGAGAACGGCGGCCTCCTCAAGCACAAGCTGTACCGCAAGGGCATCTGGTTCGACGTCGTCGCCCCGTCCGTGATCAAGAAACACGGCACGGGAAAGGGGAACGCCGATAAAGCCCTCATGGAGCAGGCTTTCGTCACCAGCCAGGGCGTGGACCTCAGGAAAGCCCTATCCCTGACCGACCGGCAGCAGAACCCCGTCTCGGACATCATCGACGCGTTCTACATGTGCAGCTACTGCCATGCCCTCGCTTCCGCCGACGAGTGAGTTCTGGGTCTGGACAACCCTGGACGGGGTGGGGTGCCGGATCGAGCTCCACAAGACGGACATGCACGGGACCTGGGAGATAGTCCGCTTCGTCGGGTCCCACCGGCCCGTCCGCTCGTTCATGGAGGACCGGGAGAAGCTCGTCCTGGTCGGGACCCTCGCCGGCCTGGGCTGGAAAAAAGTTCCATAGGATTCTAAAAAAAAAGTTTGACAGCTTTGTAACCGCAGGTTTAGGCTCTGTTTCCATTGACGCAGACGCAGGGCGTCCCAACGTTATGGAGATGAAACTTGACCAAGACAGATAAACTCCTCGCGGCCCTCAAGGGCGGCAAGAGGCTTTCCGCGGCCCTCATCAAGACCCGCTACAAGATCACGAACCCGGCGGGCGTCGTCTACAACCTCAGGGCCCGCGGCGAGCGGATCCTGAGCACGGGCTCGCAGAAGAAGTCCGGCGTGTACTACATCCCGGCGCGGTAGCCGCGGACGGACCCGGGGGTTTCCTCCTCCCTTTCCGCCCCCGGGTCCCCTAATTACCGCGACATCGAAGGGAGGTCAATCATGCCATCGAGAACCGGAAGGAACTGCCTGGGCAAGGGCCGCAGGAAGATCGGCTCGTCCAAGCGCCAGAAGAGAAGGAAGAACCGAAAGTGAATTGTCTCCCGACCGTGATCCTTTCGATCGCGACCGCCTTCGCAATCGTAGCCGTGTTCGTCTGGGCGACGGTCGCCCACTCGGCCACCGGCCGGTGCGAGGGCTCGTCGCTCCACTACAAGTTCCAGGAGAGCCTGCTCAGCCCCCGGCCGCAGGCGGTCATGCCTCCCCGCTGGCTCCGCGAGGACGGGGCGGAGGGGTAGCATGTGGATCCTGCTGTTGATCATGGTCCACCACACAGGCGTGACGTCCCTCAAGGTGGAGTTCAATACCGAGCAGGCCTGCGAGACGGCGAGGCGGGAGCTTAGGGCCAAGACGATCGACGACGAGTTCTGGGACGTCACCCCGGGCTATCGGAAGGGCAGCTACAAGAAGGCATACAGCCAGTGCAGCTTTAAGGGCTAGACAGAAAGGAAGTTTGCCATGAAGATAAAAGCGGCCCTCGACGGGCGGAATTCCCTCATCTGTATGAGGGATACGTTGATACTCAACGGCGGGATGATGATCGACGACGACATGAGGGAGGCCATGAAGCCGAAGTACAGCAGGTCGTCCATCGACAACGGTCTTGGCGCCATGAAACGGGAGGGGTGGATCCAGCGAGTCGGCAAGATCATTCGGTTGACCCGTAAGTTCAAGGACTCCGAGACGAGACACATCAGCTACTAGACAGGAGTGAGCCCGGATGGGCAAGAAGAGAACGAGAGCCAAGTACACGTCCAAGGGCGAGCGCGCGGGCGGCCGCCGGGACATCACGAAGGCCAGCCGACGCGAGCGCGACGCCTTCTCGATATGGAAGGGGAAGCGGAAGGCATGGAGACAGGGCAAGGACGTCTTCCTGACGATCGAGGGGGAGAACGGCCAGATGAAGAGGGTGCCTGCGACGACGGTGTGGGGCAGGCCCGACGACCCGAGGAGCCAGTTCCCGGGATGGTAAACACCCTCTATTCAAAGAACGACTGCAGGTGGTGCCGGCTCCTCGTCGAGCACCTCGTCGAGAGGGGCATCCCCTTCGAGGAGGTGAAGATCGACGCGGACATCCAGAACCTGGTCGAGCTGAGGAACCGGATCCCCGGCGTGAAGACCGTGCCGCAGTTCTTCATGGACGATAAATTAGTGGGCGGCTACGATGAGACGATGAAGTACCTGATTCAGCATGACCTCGAACCCACCCGACACGAATAGCCTCTCCGCTCACGTCTGGAAGCCCAAGCCCGAGGAGAGGGACCCGCTCCCCGTCCTCGACAACTCCAAGCACGCCGAGACCGTCATCATCGACCTCGACGGCACGATGATGGAGTACGGCGGACAGATCGAGGGGAAGCGGTTCATGCACTTCAGCTACGCACCCCGCCCCTTCGTCGTCGTCGCCTCGGGCTCGAGGGTCGCCGACGTCAAGCGGGCGTGCAACGACCCCGGCGTATCGTTCTGGGCCGACGCCTTCATCGGCTGCAACGGCAACGAGGCCGAGTTCATGGACTGGTCGAAGCCGGGGCACGAGGCCACCTACTGGCAGGACCCGTTCAGGATCCAGGACCGGGACGCCGTCAACTCCCTCAGGTGGACCTGCGAGCGGCTCGTCAGGGACTCCCCCTGGCCCGATCACCACAAGACGGGGGACCACTTCCAGGAGCGCGTCGGCTCCTTCAGCTTCAGCGTGCTCGGCAAGAGGTACGGACCCGCCCAGCGGGAGGCGTACATCGAGTGGGAGAGGCGGACGGGCGAGAGGATCAGGCTGATCGAGCAGCTCTACAGACACGACTCGTTCGAGCACTTCGACTACTTCCTCGGCGGCCAGACGGGCATCGACGTCGTCCGCCGCGGCTGCCACAAGGGCCGCATCTTCGACATGCTCAAGGACATCTCCGGCCCGGTCTACGCGATCGGCGACGGCATGATGAGGTACGGCAACGACCGCCCGCTGAGGGACCGCCTGTGGCTGAACTACGGCAGGTTCCAGGACGCCTTCGAGGTGTCCGGTCCCGTCGAGGCCGAACTGGTTTTGGACTACCTCGCCAAGAAGCACTCCTGGCGGATTCACACATGGAGAAAGGAAAACGTTTGACATGGAAGACCCGATGGTATTGTTCTGGTTCCTAGCGAAGGGGCTCATGTGGCTCGTGATAGGGATCTTCACCATCTGCATCCTCAAGGCCGGACTGTTTACGGTCCAGCAGCAGACCCGCGTGATCATCGAGCGGCTGGGCAGGTTCCACCGCGTCGCCGAGCCCGGGCTCAGGTTCAAGTGGCCGATCATCGACAAGAAGGTCGCCGTCCAGAACATGAAGACCCAGCAGCTCGTGCTGAGGGCCGAGACCAAGACGAAGGACAACGTGTTCGTCCACGTCGCGGTGGCCACCCAGTACCGCATCCTGCCCGGCTCGGCCGCCGAGTCCCACTACATGCTCCAGGACGTCGATAAGCAGATGGCCGCCTACATCCTCGACGTCGTCAGGGCGAAGGTCCCCGCGAACATCCTCGACGAGGCGTACGAGAAGAAGGACGAGCTCGCGCACGCCGTCAAGGACCACCTCGCGGTGAAGATGGGCACCTACGGCTTCGAGATCATCGACGCCCTCGTGACCGAGATCGAGCCCGACGCCAAGGTCAAGGCCTCGATGAACGAGATCCAGGCGCAGACCCGCCTCAGGGTGGCGGCCCAGGAGAAGGGCGAGGCCGACAAGGTCCTCGTCGTCAAGAGGGCCGAGGCCGAGGCCGAGTCGAAGAAGCTGCAGGGCGAGGGCCTCGCCAACCAGCGGAAGGCGATCATCAACGGCCTCAAGGAGTCGATCGAGGAGTTCGAGAAGGGCGCCGGCGTCGACACCGAGGCGGCCCTGCAGATGGTGCTCCTCACCCAGTACTTCGACACCCTCAAGGAGTTCGCGATGTCCGAGGGCTCCAAGGTCATCCTCATGCCCAACAGCCTGTCCGCGGTCAGGGACCTGTCCGCCCAGATCCGTGACGGCATGATCGCCGGCGAGGAGGCCTCCTCCGCCCCGGTGCCCAAGAAGAAGGCGGCATGAGCAGGATGAAGGTGCTCGCCGTATTCCCGCGGGGGATACGCAGAAAGATCCAGTACGCCGGCAACCATACGGCGTACTGGGTCGCCATCCAGAACGGGCGCCAGCGGAACTTCACCGGCAGGGTGAGCTTCGACTCCGGCGAGCCCGTGTTCACGTTCAACAGCCCCGAGGACCACGAGTGGTTCATGGACTGCTACCACCCGGCCCGGTCGGTCTACCTCGACCAGTCGGAGGAGGCCCGACGGGAGCGACAGCGCAGCTACAACAGGAAGACCTATGCCCGTAAGCAGGAACGAGTACAACGAGAAGAGCAAGGGGGGCACGGAGCTCTCGATCGCGGAGCTGGAAGCCCACGTCGATAGCGACCTCCTCTCCAAGTTCCAGATCATCCCGAGCAGGTTCAGGGGTCTCGAGGAGGGGCTGATCCCCCTCTACTGGCTCCACGACCTGGCGGACGACCCCGAGATGCACCACCTCGCCGACGGCGGGTGGAGGAAGTTCCGCAAGCTGGTCTTCGTGTCCAACTGGCAGATGCAGCAGTTCATCCTGAGGTACAACATCCCATGGCAGCAGTGCGTCCAGATCAACAATGGCATCGTCCCCTTTCCCAAGCCAAAGGCCGGTCAGTCAAAATGGGACGTGAAGGATGGTGCATACCGGTTCATATATCACACCACCCCTCATCGTGGGCTGAACGTCCTTGCCGCTGTGTTTCCAGCCCTCCGAACTCGCTGGCCGCGCATAACCTTGGACGTCTACTCCAGTTTCTCGATCTATGGCTGGAACGAGAGGGACAGGGACTACCAAGACCTGTACAACACGTTGGCCAGTACACCTGGGGTAACGTACCACGGTGCACGGTCGAACGAGGAGATCCGGGCGGCCTGCGAGGCCGCCCACTTCTTCCTCTATCCCTGCACGTGGCCGGAGACTGGCTGCAGGGCGCTGATTGAGGCGATGATGGCGGGCGTGTACTGCGTCCACTCCAACTTCGGCTGCCTCTACGAGACGGCGCTGGGCAGGACGGCCATGTACCAGTACCACGAGGACCTCAACGACCACGCGAACATCGCCTACATCTCGGCGAGCCGGGTCCTGCAGACCGTGGCCGACCTCGAACCCAAGGCGGTGGAGAGGACGCTGGCCTCGGTGAGGGCGACGGCGGAGCTCAACTACAGCTGGCCCGCGATGATCGGCCCGAGCTGGAACCGCTTCCTCAGGAGCCAGATCGGATGACCGCCCTCCTCGCCCTCCTGCTCATGGTCGTCGCGGGCGGGTTCCTCGCGGCGTGCGTGGCGTACCCCCAGTTCTTCATGGTGTTCGCCGGCGTCGTCTGCCTCGTGACGATATACCTCGTCTTCTATCTAATCGCGGACATAATAATGATCTCGTGGCGGGGAAGGAAGTCCCGCGGGTTCGACTAAATAGCCGGTCCGCAATGAGGTCCCCGTGATAGTCGCAAGCGTCCCCCTTCGCATCAGCCTGCTCGGCGGCGGCACAGACATGCCCGCCTACCTGAACCAGGAGCACCGAGTCGGCTGCTGCCTCTCCCTCACCATCGACAAGTACGTCCACGTCTGCGTCGCCGAGTCGGGCATGGCGGGCTCGGGCGTCCGGCTGACGACCCCGTCCGGCTGCGAGGACGTCGAATCCTTCGACCTGCTCAAGCACCGGCTTACGGCGGAGATCCTGAAGAGGCACGCCCCCGGCGGGCGCCGCTGCGAGGTGGGGAGCTTCGCCGACCTGCCCGTCAACGGCACCGGCCTGGGCGGCTCGTCTGCGTACGCGGTCGGGCTGATCGCCTGCCTCGACGACATCCGGCTCAGGGACAGCGTGAAGAAGACGCCCAAGTCCGTGATCGCCCAGTGGGCGTACGAGGCCGAGGTCGTCCTGTGCGGGCAGCCCATCGGCAAGCAGGACCAGTTCGCCTGCGCCACCACCGGCCTCAACCGCTACGACTTCTACGGCCCGCGGGTGTCTGATCTCGTCGGCGTCATCCCGGTCAACAACTTCTACGACACCCACAACGAGACCCTGACGAGCTGGATCCACCTCTACTACATCGGGGGGAACCGGTCGGCCTCGGAGATACTGGCCCGCCAGTCCCAGGAGGTGACCGCCAGCAGGGACAAGCTGCACGCCCTGGACCGCATGAGGGACCTCGCCCAGTGGGGCTCCATGGCGGTCCGGGAGGGCAAGTACCAAGACCTCGCGAACATGCTCCACGAGTCGTGGATGCTCAAGAGGACCCTGACCGACGGGATCACCAACGACCGCATCGACGCCCTCTACGAGAGGGCCCGCTCCCTGGGAGCCGTCGGGGGAAAGGTCCTCGGCGCCGGCTCCGGCGGCTACATGGCCTTCATGGTCCCGCCCGAGAAGGCGCTGGACTTCGGCATGGGCATGCCCGAGGACGTCCTCTGCGTACCGTTCAAGACCTCAGACCACGTCACCATGAAGATAGTCGAAACCCCGAGGCGAGATTGAGAACCCCCCGCATCGCATACCTGGACTACGTCTCCGAGCTCGACCACGCCCTGAGGGCCGCCACCGGCAAGGACCTGGTGGAGGAGCTCGTCGAGGACGTCTGGTCCATGAAGCACCGCTGGGTGATCACGATGGGGAACGGCGGCTCGTCCGCGATCGCGTCACACTTCGCCGTCGACCTGATGAAGACCGTCAGGACGAGGCCCCAGCCGACGGTCTGCCTGACGGACATGACGCCCGCGCTGACCGCCTTCGCCAACGACGACCGGTGGGACACCGCCTGGGTCAACATGCTGGGTCACCTGGGGGCGTTCGAGGGCGACATAGCGATCATCATCTCCTCGAGCGGGAAGAGCGCAAACGCCTTCCGTGCGGCGGAGTGGTGCTGGCAGAGGAAGATCAAGCTCTACTGCCTGACCGGCTTCGGCGGGGGCGCCCTGCTCCACGGCTTCCCCCACCGCACGTTCCACGTACCCTCCGACGACTACGGGATCGTCGAGGACTCGCACCACGCCTTCATGCACATGGTCACGAGGGCGCTCAACAAAAGGAAAGAATGATGGGACTGGACTGCTGCGGGCCTCGGCCCCAAGGGATAGCCGCGTGCGGCACGGACGCCCTCGAGTGGGCCATCAAGGACTACACCGGACCGTGGCAGGACGCCCACTACTCGCCCCACAAGGGGATGACCGGGATCTGGTACTGCCGGGGGCTGCCCTACGAGGGCGGGATGGAGAAGGCCGTCCACGAGGACAACGCGCTGAAGGACCTGGACGGGGTGGTCTTCACCTCGAGCTGGCAGCAGTTCGCCTTCTGCTCCGCCCTCGAGATCCCGTTCAGCATGGGCAGCGTCATCTACGACCCCGTCCAGCCGATCATCGTCTCGGGCGACAAGTACCACGACGACCTGTTCAGGATCGTCTACGCCACCTCGCCGAAGAAGGGCCTCGGGCTCCTCGTCGCGTCCTTCCAGCACCTGATGGAGCAGAACGAGCTCGGGAACGCCAGGCTGACGATCATGGGCGGGAACGAGATGTACGGGGTCGCCGAGGACCCCAAGTACGCCGAGCTGATCCACCGGTGTAAGGAGGACAAGAACATCGAGTTCCTGGGCGTCGTCGACAACTCCACGGTCAGGTCGGTGATGGCCCAGGCCCACTGCCTGGCGTTCCCATGCGTCTGGCACGACTCCTGCTCGATGCAGGTGCTCGAGGCGATGTCGGCCGGCATGGTCGTCGTCGCGCCGAGGCACGCCGGCATAACCGAGATCGCCCACCAGTACGGCATCCTCTACCCCTGGCACGCGGAGGCGGCCAAGCACGCCTCGATATTCGCGGCGAACCTGCAGTCGGTAGCGAGGATGTTCAGGACGGACAGGCCGAGCTACCAGGCCCTCTGCATGGCGCAGAAGCAGACGACGGACTACGCCCACTCGGTCAACCGCTGGGCGGCCCTCTGGCAGGAGTACGCGGCCTTCGCTAGGGCGCGGGTTTGAACCCGGCCTGGCCGTTCCTCTCGAAGAAGTCCGCCAGCGCGTCGATGTCCACGCCCATGTTCTTCACCCCGTAGAGGGCGCAGCTGCTGTCGCTCCTGGGCGGATAGACGAGGACCAGCCCGTTCTTGGCCCCGCCCTCGAGGTCGGCCCACAGCTCCATGAGGATCGGGGGGTCGTCGGAGATCCTTCCCCCCAGCATCCAGGTGTAGCCGCCCTCCTTGAGGGCGGGCCTGAGGATCTCGTCCTTCTCGCAGACGACCTTCTTCTCGGGGATGGTGATTGTGTTGCCGGCCGCCGCGGGGACGGCGAGGCAGAGGAGCAGGAGCAGGGCTAGCCTGAGCATTCGTTCTTCCTTTCGTACTCGGCCCGGACCCATGCGAGCTTCTGCGTCAGCTCGGACGTGCGCAGCCTCTTGAAAACCTTGCACCGGTCGTCGCCCTCGGTGGCGACGATCACGACGAGCTGGGCGCAGACCAGGCCGATCATCTCCTGAAGCATCAGGGAGTAGCCCGCGGTCTGCAGCCAGTATGACTCGATCCCCGACTCGTACTTATCGGTCGCCGAAGTCTTGAAGTCGATGATGGAGGGGACCCCGTCCCAGTCCGCTATCAGGTCGCAGCGGCCGGCCATCCTCAGCCTCTTGGTGTAGAGCGTAACCTCCTGGGCGTGGACGGCGGTCAGGTGGGAGTCGAGCTCGGCGGCGACGGACCTGAACAGGCCCTCGACGTTGAAGCCGTTCCTTCTCGGGTTGACGACCTCGCCCTCGATGTAGTCCTCGCACAGGTGGTGGACCTTCTCGCCCCGTATCGCCGCCGCCTTGAGCACCTCCTCGGGCATGTCGGGCCCGTCGTAGAGGCCCTTCAGCACGGTGGTGATGGACGGGTAGAGCTCGAGCCACGGCATCTCGTAGACGCGGCCGGACGGGTAGTCGTGGTTCCTGAGGCGGGGGAACTGGGGGAGGAGGCTAGTCCTCGGGAACGCCCTTTGCACGGAGGTAGTCCTTCACGATCTGGCTCCTGACGACGTCGTCGATCGTGAAGTCGATCGTCACGAAGCTTTCCATCTTATGGATGATGGGGAGGAACCGCTTGATGCCGTCCCTCTCCGCGTGGTTGACGAGGTCCGACTGGCGGGTGTCGCCGGACAGGATCACGCGGGTGTTCTCGCCGAGCCTGGTGATGACCGTCTCGAACTCGTGCTCGTTCATGTTCTGGATCTCGTCGACGAGGACCACGGCCCTGTCGATCGTCGTGCCCCTCAGGTAGCTCGTCGTCTCGAAGTCGACGATGCCGTCCGCCCTCAGCCTCTCGTACGCCTCCCGGTTCTCGAGGATGTCGCAGAACGCCCCCGAGTAGGGGGCCTCGAAGAGGGCCGCCTTCTCCTTGGCGTCGCCGGGCAGGAAGCCCATGTCGCGGGTGGGCACCGCGGACCTGATGATCTTGATGTGGTCGACGCCCCACTCCCTCGCCTCGCCGCCCGTGTAGAACTCGAGCATGAGGGCGCAGGCGATGAACGTCTTGCCCGTGCCCGCGCAACCGTGGAGGAGCAGGTTCATGCCCCGCCTGAACGCGTCGAAGGCCAGCCGCTGGTTCTTCGTCTTGGGCTCTATGCCGACTGGCTGTAGGCTCTGCTTGCCCGTCCGTTTCGCCATGCTACGATTCTATCGTGCTGTTCCGGTAGTACTTCTTCATCCTGTTGAGCAGGCTGCGGAACTCGGAGTCCGCCTTCTTCCTGCCCATCCTCTCGGGCTGGAGCACGGCGTTGCTCTGGACCCCGTCGTAGACGCGCTCCCAGATGGGCCACTCGGCCTCGAACCTCTCCATCTCGGAGATGCTCAGGAACTCCTCGCGGATCTCGCCCGTCTCCCTATTGCGGAAGGTGTACGTCGGCATGTTCCCCCGAGTCCTTCATCTTGTCGACGACGCCCCGCAGCCGCTTCTCGCTCGTGCAGGTGGCCACGACATCGTTGAGCAGGAGCTTCTTCTCCTCGACGCCGAGGGCGTCCGTGTCCTGGAGGACGCCGAGCAGGATCGCGTAGGCGGCCCCGCACCCGTCGACGTATCCGCGGTTGTAGAACTGCTTCGAGACCTGGTACGACCTGACGAGCAGGAGGCCCAGGAGCGCCGCGAGGGCGAGGTGCCCGAAGTCCACTACGCGGCCGCTTCGAACAGGTCGGGGTGGATCTCCTCGACGAGCTTCCGGTCGACGCCCTTCCAGGGCGACTTCTTGTCCTTCATGGCGATGAGCAGGAGGGCGTCGCGGGGGTGGACCTTCTCGAGGAGGTCTACCCACAGCTTCTCGCGCTTGATCTGCTTGAGCCCCGGGTGGCCCCCGGTCGCGGGGTCCAGGTACAGGTACATCTTCTGGATCTCGGCGAGGAGGACGCCCGGTCCGTCGTCCCTCGACGGGGTGTACGGCGGCGGGCCCTCGGGGAGGGCGAACTTGACCTTGGTCGAGAACATGTACCACAGCACCGCCTTGGTGGCGAACGCGTAGCGGGGCGGGATGTTTTCGAGGAAGGCCTTCTTCTCCTCCCTCTTGGAGAGCTTGTTGAGCTGGGAGAGGTAGTCGGAAAGGGGTTCCATGTCGATCCTTTAGAAGTCGCTAGCCGATTCAGTCAGCTGCTTGAGCCGATACTGCATCAGGTAGTCCATGATGTGGCCGGTCTTGCCGGCCTCCGACTCGTATTTATCGACGATGGAGCGCTTGAGCTCGTGCGGGGTGAAACTGAGGTCGATCAACCGCTCGTTCCGGGTCCACCCCCGGCGGAGAGTCTCGTCGGTGCAGAACTCCTCGGGGCGCTGATCCAGCCAGACGTCGAGCTTCTTCTGGGCGAGGGGCCTCTGCCTGCCGCCGGCGACGAAGCAGTCGTCGGGGCTCATGAAGTTCGGGATCCCGTCAGTCCGGTCGCCCCGGGCTATCTTCTCCTTGAGGTCGCGGGCCGGGTTGTTCGTCCTGACCCAGCCCTTGTTGGCGATCGGGTTGTAGAGGACGACCCCGCCCGCGAGGAGCTGCTTGAAGTCCCCGTCCGCGGACAGGATGACCGTCTCGTGGCGCATCGCCAGGTCGCCGAGGGTGAACTCGGCCTTCGGCTTGGGGAGCCGGGCCAGCGTCCCGATGACGTCGTCCCCCTCGGCGGAGTCGACGGACACGACCCGGTACGGGAAGTAGGTCTGGAGCTCCGCCTGGATGTTGTTCAGGGCCTCGAAGACCACCGACCAGTCGATCGGGCTCGCCTCCCTCGCCTCCTGCCGCCTCGCCTTGTAGTACGGGAACACCGTCTTCCGCCAGCTCGGGCCCTGGTCGCAGGCGATGACGACGTCGGAGCCCGACGGGGCGTAGTCGCGGAACTTCTTTCGGTTGGCCCTGATCGAGTTCAGCACCATGTGGCGGAGGAGCTCCACCGACAGCCGCTCGTTCTTTATCTCGCCGAGCATCGCCATGAGGCTGGCGATCATGACGTTCCTGAGGTCGAAGATGATCATGACGCGAAGTCCTTGAAGCGGAGGGCCCAGTGTCCGTCCTCCTCGTTGAGGGCGAGGTTCTCGACGGAGAGGCCGTCCTTCTCGATGTGGCGGAGGATCGCCCTGCACTCGTGGAGGGCGAGGGCCATCCTGAGGTGGTAGAGGATCTCGGCGTTGCCCGACCAGGGCGCCTCCTCGTTCAGGAGCTTCACCCGGTGGATGAGGGCCCTGAGCACCTCCTGGTTGGTGACGCCCTCCTTGGGCTGGTGGTGGGGCCGCCTCTGCACGAACTGGAGGATCGTCTTCCCGTCGCCGTCGAGGTGGTCGAGCTCGTATGTGTGTCCGCGATAGATCGTTTTCATGGCTTTTCTCGTAACCAAGCTCCGCGGCAAATGTACAACAAAAAGATCGGGCGGGGAATGGAATCCCCGCCCCTGCGTCGCGATCTCCTTCCTACCTGAGCACCCTCAGGATGACCGTGTTCTCGTTGACCCGGGCCTTCGGCTCGGGGAACGGCTTCGTCTTGATCGGGTCGAGGACCTTCGCGAGGACGTTCTTGTTCCCCTTGAGGATCGGCTCGATGAGCTTGTCGGCGACCCGGCCCACCTGCTTGCTCATTGACCGCTCGGCGTCGAACCCGGTGATCGTCGTCCGGTGGACGTCGAGGACCCGGCCCTCGGGGGCGCGGAGGACGGTCATGAACCGATACTTCGCGTCGTAGAGCCACACCTCGACTGCCCCCATGAGGTCCGCCGGGTTGACGGAGGCCACCTTGAGGTCGGGGCACTCCTTCATGTACCGGAAGTCGCGGAGCTTCTTCTCGATCGAGACGGGCTTCGCCTTGCGGGTCGCCCTCACCTTCCGCTCCGCCTGCCCGTACCGGGAGGCGTCCTCGACGATGCCGCAGACGAAGTCGCGGTAGGCGTGGAGGTTCTTCTTGTCGAACCTCTTGTACGCCTCTTTGAGGTCCCCGTCCTTGCCGAGCTCGGCCTCGGCCAGCTCCGCGGCGAGGCCGGCGTAGTGGTCGGCGATCCGCGACGCGAGCTGGGGAGGGAAGTCCACCGACTTGAGCTTGAGGAAGAAGTTGAAGCCCTCGAACTCGCACCGGTCGATCATGCCGTCGAGCTCGGCGATGAGGTCGGACGCCTTCGCGTCCATCCTGTCCTGTATCGTCGGGCCCTGCCTGACGACCGGGTCCGCGCCCTCGACGATCCGGCCGCGGTACCTCTCCGCGAGCTCGGACGCGCTCTTGATCACGAAGTCCATCGACACGGCGACGTCCGCGCCCCTGTCCGCCATGCGGCATATCCACGCCGCCGTGCGGGGCAGCACCTGGTCCGGTGCGGCCTTCAGATCGCGGACGAGGTCTTCCCTTCCGAGGGCCTTCAGTCCGACTTCAAGATAATCACGGACGTCTTGGTCGTCGGCCATGGCATTATACCACGTGAACGCCCGCGCCTTTTCCAAAAAATTCGGGACCTGTCCGACAGCGAAGCTGGGTTCGGGCCCTAGATGCCTTTCGTTTATGAGTTGGACCTCTGAACGAGACTTCTTCTGGGGCTTGGGTCGCCCCCTGAAGATTCTTCTCACCACCATTGGAAATCCTCCATGGGTTGGGTTTGGTGTCGGCCATCCGGCCGATTTTGTCATTATATCAAATGCGACCGCAAAAGTAAACCCTTGTTTTTCATCACGAAAAATAGCCGTTTACACCGGCGGCCTTTTGTGGTAGGATCATGACATTGTGGTAATCCCCTCGGGGCCGGATGGTCCCACAACGGAAGGACGGATGTCAATGACCACGAACATCGACAGACTCAAGAATGATGTCGCCCAGGCCGAGCTCGCCGTCAGGCTGGTACTCAGGGCCCGCGCCGACATCGACTCGGGCGCCGCCTGCCTGTACGGCTCGGTCGACGAGTGGAAGCTCGCCCTCGACCAGGCGAACGACATGTACGACCGCGCGGTCGAGGACCTGGACCAGGCGACCGACCGCCAGCTCCCCGCGTGGGAGACGGACCCGATCACGTGGTCCGAGCTCTCGGACGCCTACAAGGACGCGAACGGCTTCCGCCCCCGCTGGCACATGAACTCCCTCGCGGCCCGCGCCCTCCTGCAGTCATTATATGACGAGGCCGCGAAGACGGCCCAGGACGAGGCCGAGTACGAGGACTGGCTCGCCCAGCAGGAGCGGGACCACGACGCCCGGCTCGACGCCGAGGAGCTTGAGCGCGACATGCGCGACAACCCGTGGGACCTCGACGAGGTCGTCCGGGAGATGGAGGGCGGCCGATGACCGAGACGCCGGGACCGAGCGCGAGGCTGAACCGGCGCCTGAGGAAGCGCTGGGGCAGGTACGACGTGGTGAAGCGCGGGGGCAAGCGCCCCTGGCACGTGGAGTCGCTCTTCCACGGACACTACGGCGCCTACAAGACCGAGGAGGCGGCCCGGAAGGCCTGCGACCTCATCAACGGCATCATCGGCTACGGGACGGAGGAGCAGAATGTCAACCCGTGAGCTCGACTACATCAGGGTGATCGACGGCCGGAAGGTCCACGTCGCCTACGACCCCACGCTGCCCGGCTACGGCTGCGAGTGGTACGCCGACTTCGACGACCCCGAGGGCCCCTACGTCTACGGGGCCTCCGAGGCGGAGGTGATAGAGGCTCTATTGGGAAAGGAATGATGATGACTCCAGAACGCCTTGCCGAGATTAGAAAGCATTGCGAGATAATGAATCACGGTCAGGTTAGGGAGCCGATGCTTGCTGAATTGCTCGCCGCCTATGACGAGCTGTATCTCGAATTGAAGCAGGAGAAGGAGCGCGAGGATGACTGATAAGAAGTGGGAAGTGATCGCCCAGTTCCAGGCCAGCCAGATGGACGACATCGAGGTGCGCGACGTCTGCGAGAAGCACGGCGGCCAGTTCGTCGGCGGAGGCATAATGCTGGCGACCGCCACGAGGGACGTCCAGTACGAGTTCGAGCGACAGATCGACGCCCAGAACGCGGCAGCGGAGCTGATGTCCTTCGGGATCGACTCGGTGATCCGCAGCCCGGACGGGGACTCGGTCAGCGTGAAGGGTCTCCATTGACCAGGCGCAGGAAGGAGCCGGAAGACCTGAACCGCCGCGAGAGGGACATCATCTCTCGCGGCAACCGCAGGCTCATCTGCCACTCGGGCACGTTCCGCGACGCCGTGAGGCGCATGATCGCGGACGGCAAGCTCGGGGTCGCCCACGAGATGGTCCACTACATGTTCCCCGAGCTGAGCAACGTGGCGATACGCGCGTTCCTCCGCGAGCAGTGGCGGGTCAGGGTGACGGGGACGGCTCTCTATATCCCCGAGGCGTGGGCGCGGGCTAAGGACACGGTGGACTGACATGAGGATCCTGGATGCGGTTGCGATAGCTGAGAAGTGGCTGAACGGCGACGAGGAGATCGAGGACGACCTGCTCCACGAGGCCGTGGACACGCTCGTCGAGTACTACTACCACACGGAGGACGACGTAGAGGACGATGGCTAGACCCGTACCGTACGCCCGCTGTCCCACCTGCGACGAGCTGGTGGAGGTGGAGCGCACCCACAACGGGGTGGCGTGGGTCTGGCATATGGTCCACTGCGGTTGGGGCCACGCCTACTTTGCCGACGAGGACATCGAATGGAAACAGGAGACGAAATGATCCCAGCAGGCTCGAAGTACCCGATGGTCGCGGAGATAAGCACGAAGCGGCTGAACAAGACGTACAAGGGCAACCTCGGCGACAAGGTGCTGATACTCAGGGGGGCGAGGAATCCCGACGACTCCGTCTACCTCGTCGCCGTGACGGTCGACGGGCGGAAGGTCAGCTTCCGGTCCCACCAGCTCGCCCCGTCCACCTGCGACGAGAAGACCCTCGAGACGCTGATGGCCCACAGGGAGCGGCTCGACGCCGAGTTCAAGCAGAAGCGGTCCGAGATGAACCGCGGCGTGGTGTTCTGCGTCCGCGTGATCAAGGAGACGGATTCCGCCTGGAACGTCCAGGCGTTCGGCGCCATCATCTGGCTTCCCAAGAGCCAGGTCAAGCGGCTGTCGGAGTCCTACTGGGAGGCCCCGGTGTGGCTGCTGAGGGAAAAGGTCCCGTCGTATGCGGACCACTCGCAGCACGAGTTCCAGCAGACCCTGTTCAGGGAGCTCGCCCGGTACGAGAACAAGGAGATCACCGTCGAGGAGCTCAAGGATGCGGTGTCAAAGCTCGGCGACGACGCCGTGCACAGAATGGAGAAGGAGGTTTCTACATCATGAAAGAACAGACACTCTTTAACGCCGGGGTGGCGATGGTCGGCCTCTCGATGGTCGCAATCTTTTTCGGGTTCGGCGTCGCCGGACTCGCCACCGTCCAGGCCCAGGAGGCCAAGCCCGTCGCCAAGCTCGTGGTGCTGGTTGACGAGTACACCGGCTGTCAGTACCTTACGACGAGCACAGGCCACGGCATAACGCCGAGGATCGGCCCGGATGGGCTTCACCGCTGCGCGAAGCTGAACCCCGAGCCCGCGGTCCTGATCCCGGCCCCGGAGGAGACGAAGGCGTTTCCAGAACTCGAGGAGAACGGTGAGTAGCGCAAAGAAGAAACCCCGCGAGGAGATCGACCTCTTCCAGTCGTCCGACCTGGGTCCGCTCAGGGAGGCGATCGAGCAGGCGGTCAAGAACGTGCACCCGAGCCTGGACATCAAGGTCTACGACATGATCTACGACTCGTTCACGGCCACCGCGAGGTGCAGGATTCGGCTCGACGTCAAGGACCAGCCGACGGACCCGAACTTCGAGAAGTTCCTCGAGCAGTACGAGCTCGACCCCGAGCAGGTCACCCAGGGCTACAAGCTCAGGGGCTACGACCCGACGCGGAAGAAGAAGCCCGTGATGGTGAGGCGGCTCGAGGACGGGAAGACGTTCGCGACGAGCATCAAGCTCGCGAAGACGATGTTCAAGAGGCTGGGCGACTGATGTCCCGCTTCCAGGTCACGATACGCGTCGACATCGACGACCCCAACAAGGTCGGCGAGGCGCTGACCGACGTGTGCGACTACGTCAGGAGGTACGGCTTCAACAACGCGAGCTACTTCACGTCTGACACGTACACGGAGATGGAAAAGAACGGCTACCAGTGGAAGTGGAACGTCCTGAGGATGAAGGAAGGGAGGAACCTACACTTCAGGCGGCAGAACGTGAGGAGGGCGCGGTAGTGTACCTGCTCGTGATCATGATCGTCATCGGGGGCGGGCCCCACTTCACCGCCACCGAGTTCCTCCCCCACCACGGGGCGCTCCACCCGAAGGCCAGGTGCCTCGATGCCCGAGACATCGTGCGGGCTCAGATCACGAGGACCCGCGGCGAGTCCAGCTCCTGGAACGGACGCTGGTGGGTCGTCTGCTTCGACAGGTCCGGGAACGTAGTGGAGAGGGACCAATGATCGGGAAGCAGGCGCCGTTTGAGGACTGGGAGTGTACCAACATCAACGAGTTCCAGCTGTCGGGCCACATGCACCCGTTCACCTGCCCCCGCGACAGGAGCGTCCTCGTCGCAGTACCGGCGGGCATGAGGTGCCCGGCGTGCGACTACGAGCAGGACTGGGTACACGACTTCATGGCCGACGGCGGGTGGCGGGCGACCGCGCTGAGGATGCGACAGATGCTCAAGAACCTGTGATGAAGATCGTCGTCCGCATAGAGGTCGCGTACCCAGAGTTGATCCGTGATGCGCTCATGGACGTCGCGCGACAGATAGACACTCACCCCGACGCGAAGTGGCCCCGCGTACACACGAACTGGCTGCTCAGGGACGCAGCGAGGGAACGGGGCTTCCATTGGAAGTACACGCTGATCAAGGGCAACTACTGGGAGCCCGACCGCTATGAGCCTTAGGAAGCCTCGATACACGCTGGTCATCAGGGCCGCGGCCCCGACCATAGACGACTTCGATCGCACGCTTGCCGAGATCCGGCGGTTCCTGTTCACGCACGGGATGAAGGAGCGGCACTGCTGCTACGACCTGCACAATACGCACTACAAGTACAGGGTGTCGCGAATCAAGAAGTTTCCGGAGGTCAAGCGATGAGCAAGCTCTTCCCAAACAAGTTGTTCCCCTATAGAGCCACCGTCAGGGTGGGGGCAGACAGCCTCAACGACCTTGCCCGGGCCCTCGAGTACGCCGCCGCCGAGGTGTGCAACGTAGACATCGGCTACGGCGGCGAGAAGGAGTACAGAAAGTGGGACGAGGCCATCCCCCTCAGCTGGCAATATAAAGCGACCGCGGTACACGACCCGTGGAAGCCCCGCCGCAGGGCACGAAAGTGACGGTTGACTTTTCCATGATTTTTTTATAGAATGAAAAAACTAGAGTGAGGATTCACCGAAAGGAACCCAATATGGCCACCAAAGCGAAGTCTGCCCCCGCCGCCCTCCCCGAGATGTTTGCCCGGGCGGCCACCGTCAACGCGAAGTCGAACCAGCCCAAGGACAAGAAGGCGGTCCACGAGATCAAGGAGCTCGAGGCGTACGCCACGGTCTGCGAGCTCATGGAGGCGCTGAAGACCGCGAAGGACAACATCCACTCCCGCATCTGCAGGCGGATGAAGGACATCTTCCTCACCGAGAACAGGCTGACCCGACGCCGCCCCGAGAACATCAAGATCGTCGAGGGGATCGCCTCCGCCTCAGGCGAGATGAGGAAGCGCGGCGAGAACTCGGGCCTGACCGAGGCCCAGGTGGAGATGCTGACCCAGCTGGGTCTGCCCACCGGCACGGTCGGGGTCCCGGCGACCTTCATCCTCAACCCGGCCTACGCCGGCAACATGGAGCTCCTCGCCAAGCTCGCCTCGGTGAAGGGCATCCCGGCCGACTGCTTCCTCAAGCAGGAGTCGACGACCAAGGTCGTCGTCACCGAGGAGACCCTGACCGCGGCGGCCGCCGAGCCGGCCAAGTTCGCCGCCGCGATCGACATCATCTGCACGCTTGCCATCAAGGCCAAGCTCGAGCGGTTCGACCTTGAGAAGGCGATCGACCAGGCGAAGGCCATCGTGATGGGCGACCAGGAGGAGACGAAGAAGGACGGGTCCGCGACGCTGAAGGCGACCCTCCAGGCGAGCCTCAAGTGACGCCGGAGTTCAAGAGCCTGGTTCGGCGGGCGCTCGACAACGCGCTCGAGAACGACAACGGCGAGATCCTCGAGTGGACGCCGAACCAGCTCTACGACGACCTCATAGCCTGCACGGACTTCGAGGATTACGGGGTCGACCCGGAGGAGATCATCCAGGTCGTGGCCGAGTGGCTGCAGGAGCGCAACGACTACATGATGGGTGACGCATGAAGAAGACCGTGAAGCTCGCCGGCATCACCGAGATGGCCAAGCACGCCGGCGTCAGCCGGAACGCCGTCGTCAACTGGCGGATGCGGTTCACCGACTTTCCCCAGCCCATCGCCAGGCTCGCGATGGGACCGGTGTACCGGTTCAAGGACTTCAAGCGGTGGTTCGAGCGGAGGATGCGGCCGTGAGGTACGAGAAGTACATCTTCCTGTACCCGCCCCGGCCCGAGAACCGGGTGCCCAAGGACATGATCCGCATGTACAAGGACCTCGGCTGGTGGTGGCAGCCGAAGATGAACGGGACCGGCTCCGTGATATTCACGAACGGCCGGTCCGTCGTCTACAAGACCCGCCACAACGAGGACCACAAGCTGTGGAAGCCGCTCCCCGAGCACGACGAGTTCTTCAAGGGCGTGGCGGTCAACGGCAACTGGACGGTCCTGTCCGCCGAGCTCCTCCACAGCAAGGTGAAGGGTGGTCTCAGGAACCACTTCGTCGTCAACGACGTCCTCGTCCACGACGGGGAGATCTTGACCGACATGCACTTCAAGCGGCGGGACATGCTGCTCAAGGAGCTGGTCCCGTCGGAAGACGACATGCCGTACCCCAACCACCGCATCAACGAGTACGTCAGCCGGTCGGGCACCTTCGACGCCTCCTGCGCCCACATGGGCATGGACATGGCGGAATCCGGGAACTTCCCCGAGCTCGAGGGCATCGTCCTCAAGGACCCGATGGCGTATCTGGGCCTGCCCGTCACGCCGGGGGCGAACTCCCACTGGCAGGCGAAGTGCAGGATCGGCCACAAGAACTACGGATTCATCATTCCGTTTTTGCTCTGTATCCCCACGTCCATCGCCCATCTGGCAGCACAACTTTGTACCTGGTTTTAGCAATGGCTCGGAGCTTTTCACCATGACCCGGCGGCTTCGGTTTCCCCTTCTGGGACGGAAACGCAACCGGCTGAAAGTCGGGGTGGGCCTCATGCCAACGGCGGCGAGCTTCGGACATCTTCTGACGAGTTTCTGGAGAATGTTGCCGACGGAACATCCCGCCGGCCGTACCGCCAATGGCTTTGTTCCAGCCCAAGTCGGGCGCAGGCCTGAGCCTTCGTTCCATCATCTTGCATTCTTCGCGGGTGCCCTCAAAAAGCACGTCGATCCGAGAATCTCTCGGTACCACCCCCCGGCGAATGTGTGTATAATGTCGGCGAGACAGACGGCCGACTGTGATTCCTACGTAGCCCGAAGTCTCAGGATTGTCGCAGGATTCATCATGAACCCAGTAAAGCTTGCACACATTCTAATTATCGGTTCTGGCATGGTCTCACCTGCTTTTGCGCTAACTGGAAATGATTTGCATCGCTGGTGTATGATGCCACATGATTCCGTGCTTCTGGGACAATGCCGTGGCTATATTGCTGGCTCGGTGGAAAGCTACGTAGCAGTTGATGTGCGCGACCTTCGTGCCGACAGCATATCGTACTGTTTCGAGGATGGTGTGACGACCGAACAGGTCATTGATGTGGTGATCAAATGGTTGAAGGACAACCCAAAGAATCGCCATCATGATGCGCAGCTCGTAGTGGCTGACGCATTGCTAGAGAATTATATGTGTGGTAACTAGAGGAGTGACTTTGTAATGGCAGGTAGAAAGAGTCCTAACGTCAGCGGCCACCCGCACGAGGACAGGGCGCTGATGAAGGAGATATTTGGAGACATGCCGGTCGTCGAGGCCCGACGGGACCTCTACATCGAGCTCGCCCGCGAGGACATCGACAAGGCGGTGGAGGAGGTCGGCGAGGAGAAGGTCCGGCCCCACTGCTGCATCGTCGCCCAGGCGTGCAAGCGCCTGTTGAAGTCCAAGGGCGTCCTGATATTCTCCAAGACCGCCTACGTGGACATCCTCCACGGCACGAGGCGCAAGCTGACCCGCTTCATCATCCCCGAGACGACGCAGAAGATCATCAAGCGGTTCGACCAGGGCAAGGTCGTCGACGAGGTGGGCATCTACCTCAGGAAGCCCAGCCCCTCGGAGAGGGTCGTCGAGCTCGCGAAGCGCAAGCGCAGAATCAGGAGGCTGGTCGCGCAGGGCAAGCACACGCCCGTGCCGAGGGACCACCGCCAGCGGGCCAAGCCCCGCCACTTCGCCCTCGCCTCCCGCAGCGGCCAGGGCAAGGCCACTTACGGCGCCAGGATATAGCTGGATGGCGAAGCAGGACCCAAGGGCCGCCGCCCGTCAGAAGATCCAGGTGGAGATGACGGTCGGCCAGGCGGACGCCCTCGTCGAGGCCGTGGACTGGTTCGCCAACCAGATCGAGGTCATCAAGAAGGCGCGGGAGCCTACCGCGTGGCACAGGAACGACGTCGAGAAGGTCCGCCTCGCGGCCAAGGCGATCTTCGCGGCCAGGATGCAACAATCAAATAAGGAGGGATAATGGCCGTGTTCTACGAGGTGACGGTGAAGGACGCGACCGAGGGTTCGGTCGCGGCCCCCACGCTGAAGGACGCCCTCGACATCCGAAAGGACTGCGAGGGCCCCTACGGGGAGATCACGAAGGTGACGACCCGGCCGATGAAGCTCAGGGAGCTCCTCGCCGCGGTCTACAACCGCGAGGGGTTCGCCGAGAAGACCGAGACCGTGATGGGCCCGGTGCGGGAGAGGAAGAACAACGAGGACGCCGCGTGATAAGGATGACCATCCGCATCGAGGCGCTGTCCGCCCGCAAGGCCGTCGACGCGCTCCGCTCACTCAGCAACTACGTGGAAGCGGTGAGGGACATGGGCGGCCTCGGCGAGGAATACGTCAGGGGGAGGATGTGGAGGATCGACAGGGAGACGGCGAACTGGCGCACGAAGCTCAGGTCTCGCGACGTGCGCTGCTACACCCTGCTCAAACAGAAGGACAGACCGAGATAATGCCCGTCTACCTCCTCCACTTCGAGCCGCCGTACAGGCACGCCCGGCACTACATCGGGTACACGGCGGATTCGGACGTGGTCGGGAGGGTGCGGTGCCACGTGAACGGCAAGCGGGGGCGCAGGTCCCCGCTCGTCGCCGCGGCGGTGAGGGCCGGGTGCGAGGTCTCGCTGGCGCGGGTATGGGAGGACGGAGACCGGGAGCTGGAGAAGAGACTGAAGAGTTGGAAACGGGCAGCGAGACACTGCCCACAGTGTAGGGAGGCCAGAGATGCTGAGATGCGCGATCCTGTTGGTGGTGTTGTTGGTGGCGGGGTGTCAGTCGACTGACGCCGGCGGAGGGGGCAAGGCCGACTGCAAGCCGGGCAACTTCAGCCGGTACTGCAAGGTCTAAAGGAGGAGCGAGTGGTCAACGTAGTGAGCGTGCAGGCGGTCGTCGAGTGCGACGGCTGCGCCTGCCTGATTAGGTTTCGTCTGGACCCGGCGGCCACCGTGCCGCCGGGCGCCACGATACACGACATGGTGGGCCAGCTCGCGAGGGCGGGCGCCGACCTCGCCTCAGGCGACCTTTGGCTCGTGCCCAAGGACGGCAACGAGGGGAATGACTCGCTCGAGAACACGCTGGTGGTGTGCAAGGACTGCATGGACGAGTACGTCGAGGAGGGCGAGCTCAAGGCGCTCGAGCCGCCCGAGGAGAACGACGAGCAGGAGGAGGACCATCCCGACAGGATCTGAGTTGACTTTTTTTTAATACGGAGTACAGTAAACCATTGACGCGGATTCCCAACGGAGGAGGGCGATGGACATCAAGCGCACTATCGTAGTCAACCATCTACGACCGAACTTCAATCGAGATTTAAGGACTAGGTTCGGTAGACAGATTGCGAGACTGCTCCCCGCGGACGTGCATATAGACGAGCGGATAGAGCACTCCAAGCTAGATGAAGACGACACGCCGGCGACGGTATACATCACCCTCCAACGCAAGCGACATACCGTCAAGCTCAAGAACGATTTGAACAACCACTGGTCCGACGGCGAGATGGCCCTCAAGGCGGACGCGATTAGAAGGAAGCTCGGCATCACCGCCGACGGGCCCCGGGCCCAGTACAGGTCCAACCTCCACTGGCAGAACAAGATACGATGAGCAGACCGAAGGGCTACAGCTTCGGCGACAAACAGAAGCTCATAGACGACCTGCAGCGCAAGCTGAAGGACACCGGCCACCCCACCCTAGGGGACCCCCAGTTCATCACGATGCGGGACCTCGCCCTGCTGATCGACGTGGTCAGGGACCTCGAGCACACGCAGCTCGAGTTCGACCGGCCGCTCAACCTCGGCTCCGTCGCGGCCGCCTTCATGGGCAGGAAGGCCCAGCAATGACCAAGGCGGAGATGCTGCTCGAGAAGTTCAACGAGAGCTGCGACAGGATCGCCAACAGCCTCGCCGAGGAGCTCAGGGAGTCGGGCTCGTTCACCCCCGAGTACCTGGACCACATGATGGAGATCATCCATCGGGTGCTGAGCGAGAATCCCATGACGGGCCAGCTGGAGCTCGAAGACCGGGTCGCCCTGGCCGACGAGATAGCCCGGGTCGTCAGGCTCAAGATGGTCAGTTGACAATTCCATGAACTTTTTGTTATTATTCAAAAATTGGCCCAGGATTGGGCGAAACAAACCTTAGGAGAAAGTTCATGTACAGCCAGTTCGACAAGGCGGCCTGCACCAAGCTCAGGAAGGACCTGCAGCGGGTCCTCGACGCCGCGGGCCTCGGTCTGCAGTTCCACGTCGGCAACATGAGGTTCACCCCCGGCGAGGTCGAGATCAAGGTGGGCGCGAAGATCCCCGGCGCGAAGGACCGCCGCCAGGACGCGCTCGACGACATGGCCCGCCTCTACAACCTGGACACGGCGAAGTCGGCCATGGGCATGACCCTCCACGGGTACGACTCGAAGAAGACGAAGTACCCCTGGATCGTGATGGACAGCCGGGACGGCAGGCTCAAGAAGCTCTCCGACCAGCAGGCCCAGTTCTACTTCGGCAAGGCCCCCGAGCAGAAGGCGGTGTGATGGTCGCGTCGCGAGGAACGGTGGAGCGCGTAGCGGAGATCATCGCCCGCTACGTCGACTCCGGTGAGATAGAGGACCTATGCCGGGAGATGGAGGAGGTGCCCGGCAACGTCTCGTTCAGGGACACGATACGCGGGATCGTCGCCTGCCTCCGCGACCCCGAAGGATGGAGGAAACATGGGTAGGACCCAGCTCAACGTCGACGGGTGGCAGCCCATCCGGTCGTTCCCGAAGACGGGGACCATCTTCAAGGCCGCAATGACGTCCGACGGCACGCCCTTCGCGTACCTGTACTGGGACGGCGAGCGGCTCGTCAACGCCGAGGACCCCGACAAGGAGGTCCCGCCCGTGCGCTACTGGTGTCGGGTCAACTACAAGGTGCAGACGAGCGGCGGAATCGTCGACCTCGGCGACTTCGGCCACCTCAATGGGAGGGTTCGATGACGATATCACCCGAGCCGTTTCGACATGTCATAAAGAGAACTTGGGAGTGCGACGAATGCGCCGACGAGATCATCGTCGAAGAAAAGGACCGGCCCATCCGCGTGATCACACCCGGCTCTAACGAGGACGGAAAACTGGACCAGATACAGATGTGGGTCCGCGTGAGGGGGGCCTGCCCGGTACATAAACCCGCGATCCAGGAAGGGGTGTACGGCGACTTCGACTTAACGGCGCCTCCGGAAGAGGAAAAAGAATGAGCGACGAAAAGCTCGTCAGCAAGTGGTCCGAGCTCCTCCACAAGGAGGAGGAGGCGATCCCCGAGCTCGCGGGCCACATACACGAGGGGACGTTCGGCTGGACGCTCCACCACCCGCTGCTGATCCACCTGATGATCGACCCTAAACGGTGCGCGGTCTACAACGAGAGCTACCGGGTCAAGTCCCGGATGGTCGCGAGGGCGCTGGCGGAGAAGAAGTGGGGCTCGGCCCTGTTCCTCCACGAGCGGCCCTACCGGCTCGAGAAGCTCCTCGAGTACCGCGCGATGGGCCTGTCCGGCCGGGAGTACTGGCGGCTCGTCGGCGAGGTGTGGGTCGACTCCGAGAACATCTTCCAGCACGAGGACAGGTGGCGGCGGGTGTGGTCCGAGCGGACCGAGGGCCGCGAGGCGGTGATGAACGAGAAGGAGCTCAAGAGGCTCGAGTCCCTCCCCGACGTGATCGACGTCTGGAGGGGCGTGCAGATGAAGAAGAGGGCGAGGGGGCTTTCGTGGACCCTCGACAGGAAGCGGGCGGAGTGGTTCGCCCACCGACTGCTGAGGAAGGGACGGAAGCCCCTTCTCGTCCACGGGCGGGTCAACATCAACGACGTGCTCGCCGTGTTCCTGGGAAGGAACGAGGACGAAGTCGTCGCCGAGAGGGTGCGGGTGGTCTCGGTCACCGAGCTGCCGCCGAGAAAGAAGGAGGCCGCGTGAGGGATGGAGAGACCGTCGAGGAATTCAACCGGGTGTCGTACCGGAACGAGCGCATAGTGGAGCTGAGACCGGACATACCCTCCCGGGTCATCTCGGGCTGCCAGACGGGGGCCGACCGGGGCGCCCTGATCTGGGCCCAGAGGCGCGGGATCGTGACGGGCGGCTACATGCCCCTGCACTTCCGCGCCGAGGACGGCATGAGGAAGGACCTGGCGGAGGAGTTCGGCCTCGAGCAGGTCAACTCGTCGGCCTACCCGCCGAGGACCAGGATGAACGTGGAATCCTCGAGCGTGACGATGATCTTCGGCAACCCGAGGTCGAGGGGCTGCAAGCTGACGATCAAGTACTGCATCGAGCTCAAGGTGCCGTATGTCCACGTCTATTGGTCCAGCACGACCGGCTACGGTCCCTCGGCGCATTTCGCCCAAGCGATAAACAATGCTCGGAAGGACCTGCGGACCGCCAGGAGGCAGGTCAACGCGTTCATTCCCGACTTCTGGATCCTGAACGTCGCGGGGAACAGGGAGTCGAGGCAGCCGGGCATCCAGCGCGAGGTGCAGGTGTTCCTCGACTGCGTCTTCTTCGGCTACGGCGACTGGAACAGGCTCGATGCGATTCGGAGGGCTCAGGAGGACGATGAGAGGCGCACCGGAGTGGTTGAGAAGAAGGTGGGACTCCCTCTGTAGGGACCCCAGGGTCAGGGCGCTCGGGATCCTCGGGCGCGAGCTCGGGAGCCGGGCCGGCTCGGCGGTCTTCTGGGCCTTCGCGACATGCGTCGGCTTCGCCGTGGTCGTCGGCTACATGATGGCCGTGGTGAAGCTGATCACCCTCACCGGCCTGAGCCACGAGAGCCGGCTCTACGCCGCCTTCGTCGTCGTCAACTTCTTCCTGATCTGCGCCGCAGTCCTCATAACACTGGTGTGGTACGGCGAGCAGGTGCGGGAGCTCAGGGCGGCGGACGAGGCCGCGAGGCGCCACCGGGAGGAGCAGGACAGGAGGAGGAAGCACGCCCTCGAGATCGACGCCAAGAGCAAGCACTGGCAGGGGCCGACCGCGGTCTACCCCAAGCTGACCAAGAAGGAGAGGCGGCCCCGGGGACGACCCGACGACGACCTCCTGATGCGGCACCATACGCAGTGGCAGGATCCGGAGGCGAGATGAAGCGCAGCGAGATGGAGAAGCGGGACGCCGAGATGGCCGACCGGTACCTGACGAAGCGGTACTCGCTCAGGGACATCGGGGAGATGTACGGCCTCGACCACGAGCGGGTCCGCCAGATCTTCGAGAGGGACGGGGTCCCGATCAGGGCGTGGGGGCGCCACGTGGAACGGAGGAAGCCAACGTGAGGTACAAGCCGAAGCACCCGCTCGCCAACTGCGAGGTCTGCGTCTACCGGACCGGATACCACCAGGGATACAGGTGCCAGCGGTTCCCACCCGTCTACGCGGGGAAGGGCTACGCCGGGAGTACGCTCTGGGAGCAGCCGAGGGTGGACAGTGACTGCTACTGCCACGAGTTCCACGGCAACGACCGGTTCTGGGCGCGGGTGAAGGGCACGGTGGACGGAGCGGTCCGCATGATGCCCGGTTCCGACGAGCTCATCAAGTAAAAAACCGTTGTACTTTTTTTGTGTGTCGTATAAATTAGCTTCGTTTCGCTGACATGTGTTTGTAGTTGGACAAGACGGCGTTTCGAATACGCCCACCTCCACCATCTCCCGACAGTTTTTTCTGAGGGGGTGAACTGGGATCGATTGACGGCGAAGGGCACATCGAGAAACCGGGTCGGGACCGATACATCCTGGAACTGCGATAGATGTCAACCTCAAGGCTGACAACGACAACTTCGCTCCGGTGGCCCTCGCGGCCTAAGGATTGAAGAGACTCGGGGCCCCCGGGAGCCTGGCAACAGAATCCCGGACCTGTTTCTTATCGGCTTCGTTCAGTGGTAGGACCTCTGCCTCCAAAACAGATGACCTGGGTTCGATTCCTAGAGCCGGTGCCAATTTGTTGATGATGGAAAACGATGCGGATCCCGCGAAGCGGCAAGGTGACGGAAAAGTGCCTCCCCGACGGATGCCTCAAATGCGGGCACAGGGAGTTCTCTCGCTTCTTAGACCACACGTCGTTCTCGCCTATGGCCCGGTGCAAGTGGTGCGGGAATGTATATCCGTACCAGCTCCTCCTCGACATGCGCATGGGACGCATGAGCCCCCAAAGGATCTGGCAGGTCGTCGAGAACTACAAAAAGCAGCCGGCCCCTTGGATAAGGGACGACCGGTGAGCGTCTACGTCGACAGGGCGGTCCACCGCCGGAGGCACGGAAAGAAGTACTACTGCCACATGACCGCGGACTCGGTCGACGAGCTCCACGCGATGGCCCGCCGGCTCGGGGTCAAGCGACACTGGTACCACGTCTCGCGCGGCGGGATCCCCCACTACGACCTGAACGAGGTGCAGAGGATGGAGGCGATCGCTTGCGGGGCGGTCCCCGTCGACAGGTCCCAGTGGAGGGAGCTCAAGGCCTCGTGGAGGGAGTTCGTATGATCGTCGTGATGTTCATCGTCGTCAACATCGGGTTCAACGCGGTCAGGTCCGAGCCCATCGCCGCGAGCTGGACGCTGGCTGAGTGCCAGGACGTCGCCAACGAGATCAACATGGGCATGCGGTCGACGAAGGCCTGGTGCGACGAGATCGCGCTCGAGGAGTACAAGAAGCTCAAGGGTGAGGACCTGGGAGAATGAGTGACAGCGAGAGGCTTCAACCGGGAGACATCGTCAACGCCGAGGAGATCGACGACATGACCGTGCTCGACGCTGAGGACGGCCAGGTCTACGTCGAGTTCACCTACCGGGGGCACATCTACAAGACGTGGGTGCCGGAACACCTGCTCGAGCTGAAGAAGGTGCACTGATGGGCGAAGCCTTTGTTCGACGCATTGCCGATGCGATGCAGAAGCCGTTGACTCCACAGAACGAGATCGACCTCGACATGGTGGTGCGGCTTGATGCTCGCATCGATTCCGAGATGGCGGGCCGAGCTGAGCTGGCGAAGAGGCGGAGGCGTCTGCGCAAGGCGCTGAGGGAGATCATGGAAGGCGGCAACTCCGTTGAGATCGCAAGACGGGCGCTCGAGGAGGACGACCAATGAGGCGCTACACCCTGACCGAGGTCCCCGTTCCCGCTGACGTGAGCTTCGCCCGCATGTTCCAGATCAAGTTCGAGGACGACTCGATCCCCAACTACGGTGAGTTCGAGAGATGGTGCCGGTACAACCTCAAGGGGCACTTCTACCTCGCGGAGCGCTCCTTCCGCCACCTCGCGGGCGGGTGCTCCCCGCCCGAAAGCCAGGCATGGTACCATCCCAACCCGTGGCAGCACGTCGAGTGCTACGAGCTCAGGCTGTCGGACGAGCTCGACGCCCACACCCTCCTCCGCGTCTGGACGATCCCAGAACAGGAGAAGAAGAGGAACGACGAGTGGGTCAAGGAGAGGAACTTCATGCAGGCCGGCTGGATCAAGGTCCACGGCAAGTTCATCGGCCAGCGGGAGGTCGCGGAGTTCTACGAGAAGCACCACAAGCCAGAAAGCATCCGCGGCTACGACGAGGCCATGCGGCCGCTCCCTCCCCGGAAGCTTATCAAGCCCATCGAAATGCAAAAAAAATCAACAGCGAAGCGGCGTGGCCGGAATAAATAACCCAATCGGCGGAAGGGCTGCGTGGTGCAGGGCGTCTCGGGTCCAACCGAGGTAGGTCCCCACGTCATGTGGAAACCGAGTCGAGTCCGGTTCGAATCCGGTGCCGCCGCCAATTTGTTCGTGATGAAAAAGGACCCCGATAAAAGCGGGCGTAGCTTAGTGGCAGAGCAGCGTCCTTCCAAGTCGAATGTGCGGGTTCGATTCCCGCCGCCCGCTCCATCACCGCATGAACATCAAAACGATGCTGCAGCCCTCCCAGTTCTACGAGGAGATCGAGAAGCTGGTCAGGGAAACGAAGTGCGACTACCTTGAGGCCGTGATGATCTACCACGAGCGGACGGGGATCGAGATCGAGGTGCTGGCGTCGCTCGTCAAGCAGCACGCCGTGCTCAAGGCGAAGATGCAGCTCGACTGCGAGGACCTCAACCTCATAGAGAAGACCGCGAGGCTCCCCCTGTGATCCTACCCCTTGTCTTTTTCATCATGATGGCGACGGCTGCGGAGGCGGAAATGAAGGACAGCGACGAGGTCGGACGGTTGGACGTGATCGTCCCCGGCGTAGACGGAAGCTCCGATATTCGCCTAGACTTCCCCCAGAAGCCGGTCGCGGTCACCGTGTACCACGAGGGGCGGACGGTGGCCAAGCTCGACGAGTCGGGAAGGCTCGTGGAATGGAACGAGAGCGAGCTCCGGAGGCTCGCCGCTTCCTACCAGGCCGGGCTCTTCGAGACCGGCGGCGCCTGGGCCCGCATCGCGGTCCAGATCCTGGACGCGGAGCGGGAACTTCTTTCCAAGAGGCCGCAGTGAGGGACGAGACGGCGAGGTGGTTCGCCGAGGACGAGTCCCTCCGACTCAACTCGATGACCGTCCACGAGGAATCCGACGCCGAGTTCACCGGCATCCTTGACCGGCACGGGAACAGGCTTTACAGAGTTAAAGAGAAGATCAAGATGGGATTCGGCCCGTGACGCTGGAATTTGTCGTGATGGAAAAGGTCGCCCACATCACCCTCTACCTGAGGAAGCAGATCGTCAACGTGGCGATCGAGAGGGGCGACGACGGCAACTACCGGGTCCGCGGCCATACCCCCCGCATGGCCGAGTTCCACTACGAGTACAACAACGAGGAAGACGCATGGAGATCCCTGCCGGTGCTGGTGGATCTGATCCGCGAGAGGGTGGACGAGGAGAACGCGAGGGAGCTCGACAAGACGCGCGCTGCTCAAGCTGCGTCCACTGGGAAAAAACAGCACCGGGGTGGGGCACCTGCCGAGCCCTCAGGGTCGACCGAGTCGTCACCCAGCTGACGGACAAGCACTTCAGAGCCGTCACCCTCGAGCCCAAGGACTTCTTCTCCACGTCAAATGATTATTCGTGCGACAGGCACGAAAAAAGTTTCCCGAAAGTTACTCCTGGCGCCTAAATACAGCGTGGCCCACAGTGGCCGTTGTAGACTGAGCAAACATAGGAGATACGGATCGTGGATACGACCAACTTCGCGCCGCTCAGGCGCACCTCTGCTTCTGACCTCGAGCGCCTCAAAGAGGAGATGAAGAAGCAAAATTCCAACCAGCGAGAAGAAGACAAGCGGTTCTGGGCCCCCCAGAGGGACAAGGCGGGCACGCCGCGGGCGAGCA